CGGCGGCGCGGCCGCGGGCGAGGACCGTGGCGCGGGACATCTTGACCGCCCTTCGATCAGGCGCGGTGCGCCTCCAGGTAATCGGCGGCCGCGCGAAGGCGGGCGGGGTCGTCGTCAAGATTGCCGAGCGCCACGTTGCATTTGCCGCAGAGCAGGCCACGTACCTGTCCGGTGACGTGATCGTGGTCGACGTGCGGACGGTTGCCTTTGCCGGGCCAGTCCTCGGAACGGCAGATGGCGCATCGACCGTCTTGGGCCAGCATCATCGACTCGTACTGGTCGGGCGTTACGCCGTACAGATACTGACGCATGTAGCCCGGCCAGCGCTCGCGCCACCGGCCAGCCATGGCGCGCTGCTTGCACTCCGGCGAGCAGTACTTGGACATCGCGGGGCGCGACTCGGGAATCTCGCCGCCACAGTGTCCGCATGGGGGCTTGGCGGCCAACCAGGCGGCGCGCTTGCCCTCCTGGCGTCGTCGGTTCTGGTAGCGAACGCCGCACTCGCTTGAGCAGGTCGCGGCCCGGCCATTCTTCTCCGGCGGCATCGGGTTGCCGCACTCCAGGCAGGCGCGGCCAACCCTCGCGGCTTCGATGGCCGCGCGCTTCGCGACAGTGCGGGCGCGGTCTTTGCAAGTCCGGGAGCAATACCGCGTTTGCGGTCTCCCGATCGTTGGCCTAACCAGATCCTTGCCGCACTGTTCACACGTTCCCATGTGAACAGAATACCAGACGCCTAACCATGTTTACGCAGGTCAGACCGTTACTCTGAGGATGCCCGAACTCGACCAGATGATCGTGAACGTCCCAGCCGTCACCGACTGAGAGCCACCGAAGTAGTTGAAGCAGGCGCCCTGTTTCGCGACCGTGCCGCCGGAGATGGTGTTGTCGTACACCAGGCACCCGAACACGCTCGACAGCGTCACGTTGCCGCCGCCGGCCAGATCTGCCGCGTCGAACATGGCCACGCCGGAGGACGGGGTGGTGAACGTCTTCGACGCCAGCGCGCGACCGCCGGACACCCAGTTCGTGGCGTCGGTGACCTCGTTGGTGGTCGTCCACACGCCGGTGTTGAACCCGGTCGACCCGACCGCGGCGTCCTTGTCCGGGGTGATCGAGTTGTTGTGCAGCGACACGTTCACCGTGTCGGAGTCGAGGCCGGTCCAGCCGGTGCCGGACGCCTGGAAACACGGGCCGACCAGGAACTCACGGAAGATCGCGGACGCGCTCCACGCCACGGCTCAGCCCTCCAGCTCGGCCCGCAGCTGCGCGGCCTCGTCGCGCCGGGCGTCCAGCGTCTGCTGCATCCCGGCGATCTTCTTCTCGATGACCTCGACCGCCTGCTCCGCCTCGGCGAGGGCGACCTCGCGCTGGGCGCGCTGCAGGTCGGACTCCTCCTCCGGCGACAGCGGCGGCCCGGCGAATGCCTGCGTCACGGTCAGCTCCTCAGGTTCAGTTGGGCGGTCGGGGCGTACACGGCCACGTCGTTGCCGTCGTCTCGGGTGGTGACCACGCTCATCACCGGGCGGCCGTTGCCGTCGGTCTGCACCAGCTCGCCGCGTACGTAGTCACCGCGCTCGACCGCCTCGACCTTGCACCGCACGCCGTCGCGGACCATCGGCGCCGACAGGCCGGCCAGGCCGCGGCAGGGGTGGAAGCGCGTGTGCGGTCCCGACTCGTGCGTGACGTCGGTGTGGTCGCAGTTCGGGCAGACCCAGCGGGTTTCGTTGGCCAGCGCGAAGACCGGCATGCCGCCTCCCTAGGGCCGTAGCGTGATTCCCGAGTACGGACGGGCCGTAGTACCGGTGTTCGGCCGCAGAATGAGCTTCCGCGTCCGCGCGTCGTACGCGGTGCCGACGCCCGACGCGACGCCCGCGAAGGCCGAGCCGGGCGCGCCGAGGGTGACGGTTGCGTCGTAGGCCGCGCCCGTTGCGGCCGCGACCCCGGCGAAGGTGGTCAGGGTGATCGACGCGTCGTACGCCGTGCCCGTGCCGGCGGCCTCGGTGGCCGGGGCGTTGGTCTGCGCCGAGGTGGTGACCGTCGCATCCAGCGCGGTGCCAGATCCGGCCGCGACATCCGCGTTGACGGACAGGGCGGCGAGCGCGTCCGGTGCCGTGCCGGTACCCGTCGCCTCGGCCGCGTTGGCGGTGACGGCGATCTGCGCGTTCTGTGCGGCTCCGGTCCCGGCCGCCTCGGTGGCGTTCGCGCCAACGGCCGCGACAGCGTCGAGAGCGGAGCCGGTGCCCGCGGCCTCGGTGGCGGGCGCGTTCGTCGACCCCGACGTGGAGACCGTGGCGTCGTACGCCGTGCCCGTGCCGGCGGCTTCGGTCGCGTTGACGCCGAGCGCGACCAAGGCGTCAGCGGCCGACCCTGTCCCTGCGGCTTCGGTGGCGTTCGCGGCGATCGAGACGGCCGCATCCGGGGCTGCGCCAGTGCCGGTCGCCTCGGCCGCGTTCGCGCCGACGCCGGCAACAGCGTCCTGCGCGACACCGGACCCTGCGGCCTCGGTGGCGTTGACGCCGAGCGCGACAAGGGCGTCCGGCGTCGTGCCGGTACCGGCGGCCTCCGTGGCCGGCGCGCTGGTGGCGGTGGCTGTGGAGTCGCCGTTCCACCGCACCCAGGATCCGCCCGGCGAGATCCGGCCGGGCGGGACGAGCAGGTGCGGAGCCCAGGTGGGATCGGCGATTGGCGTGGTACCGCTCGACGCCTGGACCTCGATGGCGGCGGTCACGTACGTCATGCCCGTCGGCGCGCTCAGGCCGTAGCTCTGCGCGCCCGTGCCGGTCGACGACTGGTAGCCGTGATAGTCCACGCCGTTGGAGCCGACATGGTCGTCCCGGACGCCTTCGTCGGTGCCCGAACCAAGGTATGCGCGGGTCGCCGGGTCGACCGACTGGACGTCGCCGGCCACCCACGAGATGACGCTCGTGGCCGCCGACGGGGTGATCGACCCCGACGCGGCGCCGGTGGAGTTCGACGACGCCGTGACGGGCGTTGCCGCCAGCTGGGCGCCGGACCACCGCTCGACGAGCATGCTGCCGCGCAGGCTCACCGACGGCGTGGAGCTGACCGTCATCGACCCGGGCGAGGTGACCACTTGGGCGGTGTAGATCGCGGCCCACTGGTTGAAGCCGCCGGGGGCGATGACCTTCTGCTGGGTGTAGGTCAGGCCGCCGCCGGTCGGCGCTCCCAGCGGCGAACCGGTGTCCCAGGTGGCCAGTTTGACCACCAGGATCTCACCGGCCGACGGGGTGAAGCTCGGGGTCGTCAGGGTCGAGGTGCCCTGCGGGGTCAGCTGGACGAAGTAGCTGGCGGTCAGCGTCAGAGCCACGGCTCACCCCTCGCCGAGCTCTAGCCGGAGTAGTTCACGCCGGTGATCTGCTGGCCGTTGAAGAAGAAGTTGTTCACCGCGAGGACCGTCTTCTGGGTGTGCGCCACACCCCACAGGCCGTTCGCCGACCCGAGATCGTTGATCGCCGCCCGCAGCAGCGTGATCTCGCCGCCGGCGTAGCCGAGATTCCCGAGGATCGTGTCCGTGATGATGTTGGTGTTCGCCAGCCAGGCCGACATCTTGTTCGCCTGGTCGAGGGCGTTCCACACCTGCTCGACCACGGCGGCCGCGCGGAGGTCGATGTCGTTCTTCGTGGTGCCACGGCCGACAGCCATGAGCGTTCCCCGTTCGCGAGGGTGAAGGGTCAGGAGACGAGGGCGACGCCCAACTCATGGACGGTCAGCGTGTTCGACGCCGACGACGTGCCCCACGTCGCGCCGATGCCGAAGTAGCGGGCGACGGTCGTGTCCACGGTGACGGCGGCCGGGGCGGTGGCCGGCGCCATGTCGGTCGCGCCGGTCGTGATGTTGATGGCCTCCGCGACGCCGAGAATCGAGCCGGACGTGCCGACCGCCCGGACCTGCGCGCGGCCCTCGATCTGCCACGTCCGGTTCGTCACGCCGGACACCGTGGTGAGGGCGGACGTGACGATCAGCGCGGCGGCCGAGCCGATCGCCTGGCCGATCGTGCCCGAGTAGAAGCCCAAGGTCAGCGTCGGCGTGCCGGTGTTCGAGTACCGGCCGTACGCCCAGAACTGCAGGCGGGTGCCGATCTCGAGGACGCCAGCCGGGAGGAGGATCTGCGGCGTCGGTGAGACGTCGGTGAGGGTCGTCGAGGACGCATAGGCCGCCCCGTCCGCGGTGTGGAACGGCGGCAGCGGTGCCGACCAGTACTGACGGGACATGTTGCGCTCCTCAGAAGGCTCGAACCATGCGGGCCTTCGGCCCGTACGTCTTGCGGATGGCGGCCTTCAGCGCCGGAGAGGCATCGAGGGCGGCCTGCGCTTCGGCATAAGCGACCGCATAGTCGTCGATCTGCTCGCGGATCACACCGGACGCGTTCACGAACAGGCCGCGACCCAACGAGAGCGCAGCGCCGCGGCCGAGCTGAAGCCGCTGGTCCCCGGCCGCGTAACCGTGCGTATAGGTGAAAACCACCTCGGACGGCTCGCCGCAGTAGGTCTGCCACCCACAGCCGCGGTAGAGCCGGTCGCCGACCAGCCGGTACGTCGACCCGCCGGAGCCGGCGGACCCCGCGGTGAGCGCCACGCCGTCGAGCGTCACCGCGGAGACCGCAGTGACAGGCCATTGCGGCGGCCGCAGGAACCGCTCGGTCGTCCCGACCGCGGTTGCCGTGTCGCCGACGACCTGCAGGATGCGCTGGCCGTCGGCGGCCGCCTGAACGACGGCCGTGCCGATCTCGATCGCCAGGGTCGCGCTGGCCGTGTCGACGTCCGCCTGCACGAGGGAGGCGAGGTCGGACGCGGTCGCCAGCATGTCGGCCACGAGGACCTCACCCCTTCCCGCTGTGGTTGATCAGGTGAGCAGGACGTACGGGGCGAAGTCCTTCGCCGTCGGCGTGGCGATGGTGGCCGGCGCCGTAGCCGTCAGCGAGGAGCCGGACGACTGCGACAGGTTCCGCTCGCCGGTCGCGATCGCCGGCGCGGTCAGGCAGCCGAGCAGCGTCGGGACGGTGGTGGCCTTCACGTGGATGCCGACCCAGTAGATACCGGTCGTGGTGATCGTCTGCGCCGTCGCCAGCGCCACCGTCTTCGTGGTGTTCGCGGCCCACGCGGTCGACGTCTGGTCGGCCGTCTGCGCGAGCAGCGCCGGTGTTGCCGCGTTGCTGTACAGCGCGAACCACCAGTTCGTCGGGGTGCCCGCCGCGGTCGCGCCGGAGCGGACCGAGATGTTCGTGATGACGTCGCCGGCGTACAGCTTGATCGGCACGCTGGTCAAGACCTGCGTGGTGAGGGCACCGTGGCCGGTGTCGCCGGCGTCGTCGGTGAGACCGAACCGGCTGGGCAGGTTGCAGCGGTAGAAGGTGTCCGGACTGGACGGCAGCGACAGTTCCAGCGGCGCCAGCGCGTCACGGACGTTGCGGCTCAGGCCGCCGAGCTGGGTCATGACGGTTTCTCCTCGGTGATGAAGTACTCGACGAGCTCGTCGCGGGACATCAGCCCGGCCTCGGCCTCGGACATCTCGCCGGCCGCGACGGCGTAGGCGCGCCACGTCTCGGTGGACGCGGACTTCTTCGGCAGCTCCGGCGCCACGGGCCGGTCGGCCAGCTCCTCGACGCCGTACCCGCGGGCGCGCGCGTACGCGAGTTCAGCCGTGTGCTCCTCGCCAGCCAGGGCCTCGCCGTTGTTGAAGACCAGGCCGCCGAGCGAGCCGCTGTAGTCGGTGACCGGCGTGGTTATCCGGTACCGGGTCACTGGACCGTGATGTTGCGGTAGACGCCGGCCGCCTTGGTGTTCTTCAGCACCATCGCCACCGGGCCCATCTCGACCTCGCCGGACTTGACCGCGCCGGCCGAGCTGAAGTCGGGCATCCAGGTCTGGACCAGCGGGCCGGAGGTGCTCACGCCATGGAAGGCGTCCAGGCCGAAGGTGACGGCGTAGATCGCGGTGGCGTTGGAGCTGATCGGGATGATCGGCGCGGATCCGTCCATGCGGTCGCCGAGGTCGACCAGCACCCAGTCGCCGTACATGTCGATCTGCCGGCCGAGGTCGTCCTTGGCGCTGGTCGCCAGGCTGGCCCAGCGGGCGAGGGCCTTGAGCCGCATGATGCTCTTGGTGTTGCCGAGGATCGCCTTGCGGCCCGGGGGCAGCGCGCCGGGAGCGCCCTGGTCGCCGCCGCCGGTGTGCGACGGCACGATCCGCGACAGCCACTCGTCGAGCTTGTCGAGCTCGGCGTTCGCCAGGACCTGGGTGTTGATGGTTGCCGGGGTCCAGTTCGTCGAGGTGGTCAGCTCCGTGGTGGTGCCGGTCAGCGCCTTGTCCAGGCCGTCGAAGCCGGTCGCGTCCACCGCGGTGTCGCCGAGGATGACTTCCTGGCAGAACCGGATGCGGACCGAGGTGAGCAGCTGCTGCAGCTGGAAGGTCAGCTCGTTGGTCGCCGCCGGGCCGAGGTTCGCCAGCACGCGGTCGACCGAGAACGCGCCGCCCATCGGCTTGAGGTCCACCGTGTAGCGGGTGCGGGTCGCCTGGCCCGGCGTGTACTCGGTGTTGAGCGCGCGGAACGCGGCCGGCGCCGCGGTGGTGAGCCGGGTGTAGCCGTAGGTCAGCGTCGCCCCGCCGGTGCCGGGCGTGACCGTGTCGTCGAAGACGATCTGGTCGAGCAGCCACGAGTAGCGGCGCAGGTTGTCGATGACGTTGAAGTCGACGTCGTTGAGGGTGTTCACCTGCGCCTGGGCGAGGGTGACGGGCATGGCGTTCTCCTATTTGGGCTTCATCGCCGCGGCGACCGCGGCGCCGAGCGACGTGGCCCGGGCGGGTGTCCCGCCGCGAGCGCCCTGCGACGGGTCTGGTTTCGGTGCGGCCGGTTTGGCCGGGGCGACGGGGAAGTCGCGGAGGATCTCGTCGGCGTCGGCCTCGAGTTCTTCGCGGGTGGTCCCAACCAGCCGTTTGGCCTGGGCTGGGGTGAGGCCTTTCTCGTGGGCGACCTCGAGGCGCGTCGCACGCAGCTCGGCTTCCGCGGCGCGCTGCTCGGCGGCGGCGCGCTTCTCGGCCTCGGTCTTGTCCTGCTCGGCCCGGTCCTGCTCGGCCTTGCGGTACCTTGCCAGCTCCTTTTCGGCCGCCTTGCGAGCGTCGCGCTCGGCTGCGAGGGCCTTCTTGCCGGCGTCGCCCAGCTCATCGGTTTCCGGTTTCGGAGTGGCCGGCGGCTCGGCGGTTGCGTCGGCCGATTCGGGCGGGTTTTCCACGGGTGCGGTCATCGCGACCTTCTGTTCAACGGCCGCGGCGTCGCGCCGCCGGCCTGGTGGTTGTTCGGGCCCGCCGCCGGGTAATCACCGGGGCATGGACGTCCTTGTGCTGGTGCTGCTGATTGGCACGGCCGTGTGCTTCGGCATCGCGGCGGCGAACGTGGCGACCCGGGTCAACCTGGTCGCGCTCGGCCTGCTGCTCTGGGTCCTGACCGCGGTGATCCCGGCTCTTGGCGCTGCGGCCTAGAGGATGTAGCCGTGCAGCTTCAGCAGCCGGATCGCGTCGTCACGGTCGCGGGCGTCGCGGAAGATCTGCTCCGGCATCAGCCGCGGCCGCCGGCCTGCCGCCTCGATGGTGTAGAGCCGCCCGTCGGCGGTCTGCATGCCGCGTCGGGCATTGACGACCCTGGCCATGTCCGCGCCTTCGCGGATCGCTTGCGCGCCCGCCTTGCCGAACGTGTTGTCCTGCTCGACCGCCGACATCGCGTCGAAAGCCTTGCGCGGGTTGGTGCGTAGCTCGTCGGCGCTCTCCGGGGCGGGGATGCCGATGCAGTCGCATTTCGGGTGCCGGTTGAAGCCCGCGTTCCACCGGTACCAGCGGCCCGCCAGGATCAGGCACCGGGAGCACGTCTTGCCGACCACCATGCGCGTGTAGCCACTCACCGCGCGGCGGGCCGTCAGCGCCACCTGGTCCGCGACCCGGCCCGCATCAGCGACCTGGGTGTGACCGATCAGCTCGGCCAGGGCGCCACCGGCGGTCATCGCCCGTTCGAGTGTCGCCCCGCGCGACAGCGCCCACTTCGCGGTGATTCCGGGCTGAATGAGCAGGCTTTCGAGCGGCCTGCCGTCGGCGGCGATGCCGGACAGGGCCGCAGCGTCGATTCTGCCCTCGGTGGCCGGGCTGAGGCCCTGCTCGACGAGCACCTCGGCGATGTACCGGTCCGCGGTGACGGCCGCCGCGTGCTGGCCGCCGGTGAGGATCAGCAGCAGCCGCGGGATCTGCCGCAGCCAGGTCTCGCTGATCCGTGCTGGGTCGACCCGCGCCCACGCGTCGCGGGCCTCGAGGCGGAGCTTCTCGGCGAGGCGGGCGCGGGACCGGGCGTGGTCGGCGGCCACGGACAGCGCCGACATCGGCTACGCCGCCGCGGCCGGCCCGGCGGGTTGCTGGCCGCCCTGCCGGACGATCGCCGCGAGCGGGTCGGCGGCCGCGGTCTTCTCGTCGTCGGTCTCCATGCGTGCGATCTGCGCGGCGGTGTAGCCGAGATCTTCACGTGTCTGCGGCAGCGTGGTGATGCCGGCGGTGAACTTCTTCACCGCGGCGTCCGAAGACTGCGCCACCGTCGGGGTGGCGGCGTCGCGCCAGATCGTCTCGAGCTGCCGCCACCGCGGGTCCCAGTCACCGTCGACGAGGCGGCGCACCAGTCGCATCGCCTTCTCGTCGGCGCCGCCGAATGCGCGCTGCCGCCGCTCGGCCCGTTTGATCAGGCGGATCTCACCCGCGAGTCGCGACTCGGCGGACGGCGGATTGTCGGTCGACAGGCCCATGTAGTCCGGCGGCAGGCCACAGATCGACGACACCAGCTTCGCGAGCTGCCCGATCGTGTCATGGAAGTTCGACAGCTGCGCCGACGCGAACTCGAACTGCCGGGCCACCTTCTCGTCGTCCGGGATCGCCAGCAGCTTGCCCATGATGACCTGCATCGGGGTCAGCTTGTTGCCCTCGGCGTCCTCGAAATCGGCCGGCGAGACGCCGAAGATGCCGCGCAACGGGACCGCGATGAACTCCGCGGCGACCATCATGTCGGTGGCGGCCTTGTTCGCCGCGTGCGTCAGCGGCAGGACCGGCGACAGCTCGGAACGGCCACACCAGTCGGCCAGTCGCGCCCGGTTGATCTGCGGCACGATCAGCGGCTCACCGACGCCGTGCTCGTCGCGGTCGATCAGCTTCCACTCGCTGGTGATGTCGTAGAAACTCGTGCGATCCGGCTCGTACAGGGTCAGGTACCGCTCGGCCGGCCGGATCCCGTCGCCTTCGGTGCCGTACCGCCGGATCGCGGCCCGGGTCTTCCGGGTGCGCGGGTCGATCTCGGCGAACACCTCGAGCGGCGACTCGAACGTGATCAGCGGCGTGTCCGGATCGGCTTCGTTCATGCCGACGGCGATGTAGCAGCGCTTCATCGTCAACGCATCGACCATGCCTAGCTGCGACTGCTCGTCGCAGTCATTCTCCTGCCAGATCCGCCACAGGTCCTTGTCCGCATCGGCGTCCGGCAGCCGGAACCCCTCGACGTCCAGGCGCTCCTCGAGAGAGTCGACGACCAGCTGAGGCCAGGCGATGACGACCTGCTGGATTCGCTCGCCCAGCTCGGCGAGCAGCTCCGGGTGCATGTAGGCGCGCGGCGCGCACAGCTCGTACTCGGCGTTGAGCGACTTCAGCTCCGGCAACTCCCGGTCATGCTGGTTGATCAGCCGCGTGATCAGTGCCCGCTCACTGTCGGGAATCGCCACGGCGGACCCCCTCAGCGCATCACGATGACCTTGCGTCGGACCTGCGGTTTAGCCATGCCGAGAGCAATCACGTCGAGACGGGCCTGCCAGGACAGACCGCCGGACATCGCCAAGTCAATCTTGTTGGGCGAATCGTGGCGTTCTTTCTCCATGACCCACAGTGGCACGCCGTCGTCATCAAGCTGATGAATGTCGCGTTTCTGCGCGGCGCCGATGTGCCGGGCGAACTTGTCGTCGCCGTTGTTGGTGACCTCACCGGCCCGGATCGCACTGGCGTAGGAGCGGCACATCCCGGCCGTCTTTCGCAGGTTGCGCGAGTCGGTGTACCAGAACACGACGACCTTCATCCCGAACCGGCCGGCCAGTTGCGCGAGCGGGTCGTCCCAGCCCTGCGCTGGGTCGCCGTAGAGTCGCAGCACCTTGAACCGACGGAACGCGTCGGCCACCGATTCGATCACCTCACCGACGGGCACCTCGCCCGACTGCAGCAGCTCCGGCTCCCACAGCCCGGCCGGTACCTGCAGGCCGGTGAGCACGTCGGTGAGAACGAACGCCGTGGTGTCCTTCCACCGCGACCCGTCCAGGCCGCCTGTCACGAGCGCGCCCTCGGGGATGGTCTCGCCTGGGCGAGCGAGCTCCTTCCGCCACCGCTTCGCGTCGAACGCCTGCGCTTCCGCCTGCGTCCACCGGTTCGTCCAGACCCGCTCGAGGTAGCGATGATCGGCGCTTGGCCGATCCCACTGCTTCGCGATGCCCCGCAGGTCCGACCACTCCGCGGCCGGGCCCGACGCCTCGCGGATCGCCTCGACGCGGCCCTCGAGGGTGCTCAGATCGTGATGCTCGCCGGCCTCACGGTGGAAGTAGAACAGCTCCGGTTCGTCGATCTCGCCGCGGGCGATCGCCTCGGCCTCGTCCTTGTCGAGCTCGGCCACCGACCCGCCGCCGGGAACGCCGGCGGTGGTGATGCCCATCGACCACGGGTCGTCGAGCGGACGCTTCGGGAGGTTCGCCTCCATCGTGTTGTACGCGTCGATCTGGCGCGGAAGCTCGAGGCGGTGCGTCTCGTCATAGCCCTGGAACGTCGTACGCGCACCGTCACGGGCGCCGGGCGAGTTCGCCAGCGGAACAGCCCTGCCGTCGGCCCGTCCGCGTTCGTCGAGCCGGATGATCCGGTCCAGGCCCGCGTCGAACAGGTCGGCGTCCGGGCCCTCGGTGCAGACCACGTAGAGGACGTTGAACGCCAGTTCCTCGACCTGCTCGGCCGTGTACGCCAGCAGCGGGATGTACGGGTCGCGCACCGGACGGCCCACCGGGTTGCCGGCGGCATCCCAGCCGTCGAAGCGGACCGGCCCCTCGGGGTGGAGCTCGGCGAACGCGACCCAGCCGAGCTTCTCCGTCTTCGCCGTGCCCTTGCGCAGTGAGATCCTGACCCGGCGGAAGCGGCGGCGGCCGGCCAGCTCGTGTCCGCGCGGGTAGAGCTCGTACGACTTGTAGATCAACGCCCGGGTCTCGGCGTCCAGCTGCGCCGGCTGGCCCTTCAGCGAGCCCGGCCCGAAGACCGCCCTCTCGGTGAGCAGGTCGCAGATTCCCGGCCCGAGCGTCGGCCACGGCTCGGCGTCGGCCGGCGGGACGACGAAGGTGCTCACACCGCGTGCAGGACGCCGCGCGGGTCAGCCGTAGGCGCCGCAGGCTTCGGCACGGCCGCCCGACGGCGCTCGCCGCGGTCCTGGGCCTCGTCGACCCGCTCGATCTCCCACTGGAGCCGCCGGCGGTCGATCGGGGTCAGGCCGAAGCCCTGGCGCTGCTGTCGGATCTCGGCGGCGATCTCCTTGCGGAGCTTCGCGTCCCGGCAGTGCCAGAAGTCGTCGACGAGCACCGCGAGGGCGAACAGGCCATGTCGGTCGGAGTCGTCGTACTCAGGCGCCATCGGCGACGCCCACAGGTCGGTCCACCAGGCGCGAGTCTGTTCATGCCAGAGCCGGGTCGGCAACGGCGGGGCAACGACGTCGTGGGTCGCGCTCAGCGTGGCGGCAGTGGAGGTCTTGTTGCGCCGGGCGCGGACGCTCGGGTGCTTCGGGGCTGGACCGGGCATTGCTGCCTCCTCTGCCGCATCGCGCGGCCATGGAGTTTCAGCGACATCGCGTCACTGAGAGTTACGGAATCCCGTACGCGGGGAAATCACCCTCCCCGGCGGTCCTGGTGCCCCCGCCGCTTGGGGGTCTCCCCCCACCCATGGTTACCCTCCGTGAGCGGCCTTGCCGCCGGCTGACCGGTTGCATGTCGCGTGCTCCGGTCCGGTCCATGCGGTGCGGTCTGCAGTGTGGCCGAGGTCCCAGGCCTGACCAGGCAATATCAGCCGCACGTGCTCGATGCATACCTCGGCGTGGCAGTTGACGCTGACCCGCTCGACCTTGGGCGCCCACCGGGCGCGCAGCTTGTCGTGTGCCGCGTTGTAGCCGCGCTGTTGTCGTGTGCCACGTGCGCGTTCGTGCTGGCTGGCGTGGGTGGGGCAGTGTCGTGCGGTGGTGAGCTCGGGGCATCCGGGCTGAGCGCAGACCTTGAGGCGCTGGCGCATTGCTGCCCCCGGATACGACGAAAGCCCAGGCAGTCGGGCCTGGGCTTCGT